GCACCCCAGATGGTGCAAATACGGCGCTGCTGGCCCGCACACTCCATGTGGCGGGTATGGCTGGAGAACGCGGCGGCCACAGCAATCGTGGCTGGGCTGGCGGCATCTCGGGCGTGATGGACAAGAACCTCGGCTTCCTGCTGAACCCCGCCCGCCTCGCGGGTGGTGCGGCAGCGACGGCCCTGGGCATGCATCTGCTCGGCACCAGCAACCCGCTGTTCGGCGGGGCACTTGCGGGTACCTATGGCGCCACGCGTCTTGTTGACAACCTCACCGGCATGCGCTCGCCTGCGAAGACGTTCGCTGAACACTTCGCCGACCGCAACGCTCAACTCCGTGTGCCCCCGAGCACGCCCGCCGCTCCTGCTGCCCCCCCGCCTCCTGGTGGTGGTGCCCAAGGGCCGTGGGGGCCGAAGCCGCTCCCGCAGCAGTCGGTGCCCCAAGCCGGCGTGCAGCCCCCGCAGCCGCAGGCTCCGATCACTCCCGGCACTCAGCCGTGGAAGGCTCCGCAGGTCGCACAGCTGCCGAACATCAGCCCGATGGCGCTGAACAACCTTCAGCAGCAGCTCAAGGCTGGCCTCCCGCCCGAGCCCCAGGCTCCCGCCGCGACCGCGCCGGCTCCGCAGATCGACCCGCTCAATCTCCCGTCCTCGATCACCAAGTCCGCCAAGAACCTCATGGGCGGAATGGCCAAGGTGCAGGAGATCCGAGAGAAGACGCAGGCCCAGGACGCCGTATCGCGACTGCCGTCTCCCCTCGTGGAAGACGCGCCGCTCGACGTCACGCAGAACCCGCAGATCGGCAAGCGCGCCTCACAGCTCGTGAGTGCCGCAAAGGCCCTGCAGAAGTACACGGGCGCCGACGTGGCCGAGAAGGAACAGGCGCAAGCCGAAGCCCAGGCCGCTCGCGAAGAGAAGGCTCAGGCGCAAGCCCAGGTCCGTGCTCAGCGTGACGCTGACCGCAAGGCCGAGAAGGAAAAGAGCGCAACTGAGCGTGCCCAAGCGATGGCAGAGCGGGCGAAGGTGAAGGCTGAAGCCGCAGCCACCAAGGCCGCACAGGTGAAGGAACGCGAGACCGCGAAGGCCGAGCTGGTGAAAGCCAAGCTGGCCGCGAAGGCCGCTGCCGACAAGGTACGTGCAACGAAGGCTCCCGCAGCTCCCAAGGCCGCCCCTGAGGCGACGCAGGCTCCCGACTACGAGCCGCTCGCTGAAGAGCATCTGTACCCCAAGGGCATCACGCCGAAGCAGTACGCAGAGCTTGAGGCTTCCCGCAAGGGCACCAACAGCGACGTGTACAAGGCGAAGGCGCAGGCCTCCGAGCACCGCCGTCAGACCATCGCAAGCGACCTCAAGGCCAAATTCCCGAAGGAAGCGCACGCGGTCGACTGGCTCCAGCGCGAGCTGCAGCGTGTCGGCACCAACCCCGCGGAGATCACCCGAGCGGTGAAGTACGCGCAGGACAACGTGTCAGACGACCTCGCGAAAGCATTGGAAGCGTTTAAGTGACAAACAAAACCGTGAGGGGGGTCAAGATCAAGAAGATCCCCCTCTTCGGCCGAGTGGACAAGCGATGCCGCCCGCGGCCCGACATCAGTGCCCTCCAGAAGGAGAAGTGGCAGGATCCGGAGTTTCGAGAGCGCATGAAGAAGCGCGACGCTGACCGCATCGCAGACCTCAAAGCCAATCCTGAGAAATACTCGAACGCGGGGATCCCCTGGGGACACACCCGCGCATCCGTGCAGCCCCTATGGGACCGCGCGAACGAACTAGCCGATAGGTTTATCAAAATCATGGAAGACAAAGGCGAACTGCCGCCCGACGACGAACTCGTGCAGGTCCTCAATGAGGATGGCTCGACGAGCGCCGTCAGCGTCCCCGCGACCGAAGCGGGCATGGCCAAGGCCGCGCTGCGAGAAGCCTTCGTTTACGCGGTGGGCCCCGGCGATAAGAAGACCAAGATCCAGTACATCAACACCGTGCTGAACTTTACGAAGTCGAAGCCCGAGAGCAAGTCCAAGCTGACGCTCAACAAGGCCGAGGACTTCCTCGACGAGATCATCCGCGGCGATGACTGAGGAGCTGACTGAGAGCCAGAAGAAGGCTCGCAAGCGGCTCTACGACGACTTCGCGTTCTACGCGCGCCATTGCATCAAGATCAGGACGAAGCAGGGCAAGATTGCCCCGCTCGTGCTCAATCGCGTGCAAGAGCGCTTCATGGATCGCGTGCTCGCCCAGTTAGAGCACAACGGCAAGGTCCGCATGGTGGTGCTCAAGGCACGCCAGCAGGGCCTCTCCACCGTCATCTCCGCCCTCCAGTATTGGTGGCTGTCTCAGCGTAAGGCCCAGAAGGGTCTCGTCATGGCTCACGAGAGTGAGAGCACGACGTCGCTGTTCGACATGTATCGGCGCATCCATGACAACGTCCCCGACATCGTACGCCCTTCGACGAAGTACTCGTCCCGCTCTGAACTCGTTTTTGACAAACTGGACAGTGCGCTTCGTGTTGCTACTGCTGGTGGTCGCGGTGTGGCGCGCGGCGAAATGCTCACGTTCGCGCACCTCTCTGAGGTCGCGTTCTGGCCTCCCGCATTTGCCAACAACAACTTCAACGGCCTCGTCCAGGCAATCCCTGAAGAGCCCGGCACGTTCATCTTTCTGGAGAGCACCGCCCAAGGTGTGACCGGCAAGTTCTACGACATGGCTCAAGGCGCCGACCGCGCGGATCACGCCTGGAACGGCTACGAGCTGTTCTTCTCGGCTTGGTTTGAGTCCGCCGAGTACCGAGAGACCGCACCTGCTGACTTCCAGCGGACGCCCGAGGAAGAGGACCTGATCAAGGCCTTCTCCGACAAAGGGCTCACCTCCAACGACCAACTTTATTGGCGTCGTAAGAAGGTGGCAACGAACGGGCTCGACCTGTTCAAGCAAGAATACCCGGCGACCGCCGAAGAGGCCTTCCTCTCGACAGGCCGCCCCATCTTCAACAACGAGTACGTCACCGAGCGCCTCCGAGAACCGAAGGCCCCACTGTCTCTCATGGCAGTGGAAGAGACCTTCGACGAGAAGAACGGCCGGCCTCTGCCGCTGCGAGTGTTGCGAGAGCACGCCCGTGGTGAGCTGAAGATCTACCGGCCGCTCGACCCGAAGGAAAGCTACGTGATCGGCGCTGACGTGGGCATGGGCCTGCGCCAGGGCATCAAAGGCCGAAAGGATGGGGACCCGAGTGTCGCCCAGATTTTGGACAGCCAGATGCGCCAAGTCGCCGTATGGCGTGGCCTCTGCCACCCCGACGTATTCGCGAAGATCCTTGAGACGCTAGGCTACCACTACAACAGCGCCACCATCGCGCCCGAGCGCAACAACCATGGATTGGTGACCTGCGTTGCCCTGCGCGACAGCAACTATCCGTATCTCTACACCGAGACGATGGAAGGCACGCTGGAGGCCGAGCGCGACACCATCAAGCTAGGCTTCTTCACGTCTGAAGCGACCAAGCCCCTGATCATAGACAAGCTCCGTGCCCTCGACCGAGAGCGCGATATCGAAATCAACGACGAGACCACGCTGAAGGAAATGAAAACCTTCGTCGTGAACGAGAGCGGCAAGATGGAAGCCGAAGCCGGCACCCACGATGACACGGTCATGGCGCTCGCCATCGCTGCGTACGTCCATGAGGGCGTCTGGCGCCCCGTTGACGTCTCCGACGACTTTTACACCGAAGCAATCTAAGGAACCATGGCGAAGAAGCCAGCTATTCTTACGGACGAAGAGATCATCGCCAGGGTCTCTGCCAAATCGACCAACAGCGTTAGCTGGTTCGACAGCCGCCTCGCACGAGAGCGCGAACGCGTCACCCGCTACATCAACGGCGACCTACCCAAGCGCACCTCCGAAGGTTCATCCTCCTACGTCTCGTCCGACGTCTACGACAGCGTCGAGATGCAGCGATCCCAGCTGCTGGAGGTGTTCGCTGGCGGCGACCACATCGCGCAGTTCGATCCTGATCAGGACATGAACGCGGACATGTGCCGCGTTGCGACCGAGTACGCGTCTTACGTCATCTTCCGGGCCAACGAAGGCTACAACATCTTCAGCAACGTCATGTACGACGGCCTCACGGCCCGTGCCGGCGTAGCGAAGGTGTACTGGGAGAAGAAGACCACCTATAGCGAAGAGACGTTCGAGAGCCTCTCGTACGAGCAGGCCCACGCCGTCGCGGCGCAGGAGGATGTCGACGAGTTCGACGCCGACCTAGATCCCGCAACCGGCACCTTCCACGGCACGCTCACGCGCAAGAAGGACGTCAGCAAGACCTGCATCGATCCGATTGCTCCCGAAGAGTTCCTGATCGAGCCGCTGGCCACTTGCATCCTCGACGCCAAGTACACCGGCCACCGCACGCCGAAGACGCGTGAGGAGCTTATCGCGCTGGGCTACAAGAAGTCCCTCGTGATGTCCCTGCCGGCAGACGACGCCAAGGAGCTGCAGTTCAGCCCCGAGGTCCTCGCGCGCAACGCACCGACCCAGAGCAACGACAGCACCGACGATCCCGTAGACGACACGCAGGAATACAT